ACGCAATGCTACCTCGTGAACCGTTCAGTTCTACGAGGAGCGCAATCGTACCACCAACTCCGGAAATAGGTTCTTCTCTGGGTGTGATGCTGTCAGACCGACTTGATGTAGATATTGCCAAATCCCTAGCGCGTTATGCGACTAAACAGGGATTGGATCAACTCATTCAAGGTAGGTCTTCGGTCACCGAAGGATTAAAGAAGAGAATTTCTGGGCCAATGATAGGAGGTCACCTTCCGGCTGGTTGTTCACCAGCTGATCGGAAAAAGCTCGCTCTATCTCTTGATGTCATTATCGACTACGCTAAACTATACGGCTTTCGCTCGGATTCGTTCGATCGTTCGTCGACCCTCATGCACTGGCAATTATGCTCAGTTGAGTGTGGGTGGATTAAGTTCCTTAAGTATAAGCTAGCCGCTTTCATGTCTCACCATTTGGGTGGAACTCTTCCTGAGAAACCTTTCTCAGTGGAGGACCATCCTAACCAGATCGCAGGTTCAACGCTTGGAAGATTCTTTCGCTTAATTGCGGAGACTCCCCAGGCTCGTTCCTTTGCCGTTGGTATCCTTTATTCAAAAAAGGGTATGCCGCGGCCTGATTCTGGTGCCCTTGAACAGGCTTTGTTGAGTACTAAGAAAGTTTTGACCAGTATTAAACCTACACCATTATCCCGTTTCTCTTCGAAGCCATTAATTGGCACTGAGATTAGGAGAACGTGTATGGAGGTCTTTACATCGCGCATCCGCGATTCGGATCTCCACCATCCTTATGCACCTTCTATTAAGGCCAATTATGTCGACTCGCGTAGCAAGTTCGGCACTTTGGGTACCCTAATGGATGATTCATTTTTGATGGATAGGTTTGCTCCGAATAAAGTTCGCGAACTTTACTCGAATGCACTGGTTGAGGATATTGATGTTGATGAGATTACTGATGAAAGTACTGTACACATAAAAGTCCGACCGGCCTTTAAAAAGCTTGTCGAAGATGTCTACCGTGAGGTATACACCAATGTGCGCAGTCGCGCCGGAGACGAAGAGGCTAACGTTAAGTTAGTCGCCTTACCAGAGGCACTTAAGGTGAGGGTCATATCCAAGGGCCCTCCTCTTACTTACTTCAGTCTTAAGCCAGTACAGAAATTCCTTCTTCGACAAATGAGGAGGCTTCGTGCCTTCAAGTTGGTCGGAGAGACCGTTACTCCGGAGTTCCTCCTTGAGGTTTTCTCCGGTAGTTCAGGTAAGTTTCACTCTTTGGATTACCAGAGTGCAACAGATCTTTTGGATCCTGAATTATCGGGAGTCGCGGTAGATGGAATTTGTGATGCTGTAGGTATGCCAGAGGATATTCGTGTGCTCTTTCACAAAGCGCTCACGGGTCACCTCGTTGAGGATGTTCCCCAGGTCTGGGGACAACTCATGGGTTCAGTTGTTTCTTTC